TTCTTTCTCCCATCTATCTCCACATAACTTACAGAACACAATGTCCTTATTGTGATTGTGTTCTAGTTCATGCTTACAGCCGAAGTCTTGTATATTTACTACCATGTTCACTTTTTAATAATTACTTCAAATGAGGTTATCTTTTCATCTCCTGATGTTATATCTGATTTCTCTTTGTAATCGTGATTTGCTGATAACAATAGTTTTGCTATCGTTGGATTATAGTCACCTGATAAACCGTTCTCGACAAGTCTATCATGCTGTTCCTGTACTAATTTTGCAATAGCAAGACTAAATTTTGGATGCAATGATTTTCCGTCTTCGTCAAGTGCTGACCATCTATCTACTGATTTACTGCTTACACCCAAATAAGAAGCGAGTCCTTGTTTTGTAGGAATCTTCACTTTTATGAGTCTGTCGTATCCGTCTGATTTCTCTCCTCGTGTCTTATGGAATTCTGATATTTCGTCTTTACGTTCCTTGATGTAGTCGTAGGTTTTTTGTACAAATTCTTCTTTGTATTCTGTTGGTGCTCCAGCTGAGGTTTCAAGTTTAGTCATCTCTGATGTTTACTTTCTTTTTATCTACCATTTTTTGAGCGAGGTATTCTTGCATGGTGTACCTCATGGTCATTTGCTCTAATTGTTTTGGATTCAAAATTTCACCGTCTGCCATCTCTTTGACTTTGGTTTCGTTCTTCTTGTATAACTCGAAAACATCTTTGTACTCTGATTGGTTTAAATTCACTACCATCCCTGAAGGCATTGCGTATGAGTATTTCATTGGACTAAGACTAGCAAAATTTTAGTGTCTTGTCAAGCACTACCGCCTTCCTCTAAAAACTTCTCGCATCACTCCCATCATGGTGATACCTTTTCTGTTTCTACTTGGCATCGCTCTTACAGCTTTTCTTGCCCTTTTCACTGTTGGCATCGCTGACACCGAGCTTGCTATTTTCTTTGCACCCCTTCGAGTACGTCTGAGAACTGGTGATTTTCTTGGCATGAGTACATTGTAACACACATCGTAGAATAAAACAACAGTTGACAAGGTGTGATTTATCTGCTATACTTAAACTGGTTTTGTAGAAAGGATGAGTGTATAATGTATACACTTGCATACAGTAATGTATACACCATGAATAGCTTTAGACAACGAATTAAGGATAAGAGAGAAGCTGAGAAGCTCATCTCTAAATTAAAACTCCCTCGTGAGAGAGAGTTCTTAGTGGTCAAGATACCAATGGAAATTGTCAGAGATTATCGGAAATAATAGTCAATGCTTTCAGTGCTTTGTTCGTTCCCTCGAACCCTGGTATTTCTTCTGGTTCTTCTGGACTACAGTGTTCTTTGCAGTCGCAACACATTCCGTTGAACATACTAGCTCCGCAACAATTTGAAACCGATTCTGATTCATTCATTCGATGGGTTGAGTAGGAAAGTCTGCTGGGTCGTATACTTCTGGAACATAGTCATCTCCCTGTACTGGGTCATTTTCTAGTGCCTGTTCCCTTATCTCTTGTTGCTCCACAAGCCAATCGGCTTCTTCTTCTTGCATCTGATAGTCGCAATCGTAAAGTTGATTTTCACTCATCTTTTAATGGGGATTAGTTGATAAAGTTCAAAGAGCTTGTCGAATTTTTCGTCAAACTGTTTGTCTACTGCGAGAACTTGTCCCTGTAGAAGTCCGAACATTCCTGCGAACAGAGTTGTTAGCTTCCACACGTCTGGTTTTCTGCCGAGCTGGATTTCTTCAAAGGTAATCATTGTCCGAGGGTTTCATGAAGTAATGCTTGGTTTGATGGGTCGAACATCTGTTCAATCATCATAACTTTGTCTTCGTTTGAAATCTTGCTTGTTTCGAGAGTGTTTTCTACCCTCGCTATTTTTTCGAGAGCATACTCATTCTGATGGTCTTCTCCCATGTAACCAGCCCAAATGAGCATCGCTGCATAAGCTGTCTGGTGAAGTTGTCTGTCTGAAACCGATTGTGATGCTGTCATTACTGGATAATATTAAGAACTTCTAAAGGGGGATAGAATGTTTCCATTCTGTCCTCGAACGCTTCGTGCTGTTGCACTTTTTCTTTCTCCTCCTGTCGAGCGAGAACGAAACCGAAATCGAGTGTGTCCATTGCAGGTGATTAGGAATAATTACATACTGAGTATACGCGAAGGTTTAATTATTGTCAAATTTTTCGGCTTGTTTCTTTATACAAATCATGTTATTTGAACAGTTCTTTGAACATCAAATAGAAGCTCGTTAGCGGTATCAGTACCATCCTTGCCCTATTCCCATCTCCTCCAGACACGATAGAGCTTGGATAATTTCTAACATATTCTCTGATAAATCGCTTGAGTCTTTCCGTATTGCAGTAGTAAATCTTGTCGAGTTTGTACAGGTAGTATTCAGATTCAGTGGTCGATACTCCAGATGCTTTCCCATTACAGCTCACCTCGATAGCAACATTATCTGTTTCGTTGAATTTCCTGTCCTGTTTGATTTCTATTTTTAAATCGTAAGGACTAAATCTACCTCCGCTCAAAGTTCCACCGATAAGAGATTGAACCTCTTTCTCGGTTTGTTGTCCAAAAGCTAAGTCATCTTCAAAGGTCATCTGTTGTTTTTTATTTGCTGCTCAATCCACCACCTTTTCTCGTGGTCTTGTTTCTTGTCCCACAATGCTGTTGGCAGAAATCCTATCTGAGTATAGACAGGGGTTCGGAAATTATAATTTACTCGTTCAACTTTGTACCCACCTTCTCGAAGGTTTGGTATCTCCGAAACGGTAGAATGGATGAACTGGACGATGTGTGATAAATCTTTCATGTGTATCGGTATCTTTTAATAACTTCAATTTTAAAATTGTTCACCATCATGCACGACCTGTTCTCGTCTTTCTTGTTCGGAACAGGGACAGGTTCTTTTGCCTTCCATGCGATAGTGGCTGTTGTAGCTTCTGTCTCTGTAACTTTTACGGACTCATATTTGTCACCCATCTTGTAGTGGATTTCATGAGTCATGGTTTCGGTTGATAATTGCGTGGTCATTAGAAATTAAAATTAAAAGGTTTGCTGAATTGAACTGCTGGGACTTCTTCATCAAGCCAACGTTGCTCGATAATCCATTTTTGCGGATACGGAATAAATTTCCCACCGTCTTTCTGCCAATCAGCGGATTCCATCTGAGCCTGTAAAGACCCAACAATGTTTCTAAAAAGTTCCTCATTGATTTTTAGTTTCTTCCAATAATCAAATGCCTTTGGCTTTGCTTTCTTTTTAGGATACATTTTCCAGAAAAATTCAAAGGTTTCGCTGTTTAAGTTCTTATCATTCTTTTCAGTCTTATCCTTCTTTACATTCTTGTCTGTTGTTATCTGTTTGTTATCTGTTTGTTGTTTGTTTGTTATTTGTTTGTTATCCTGCGTGTTATCCACTTGGTGTAAATCCCAGTTATTTACCTTAATTAAGCTATATCTATTGGTTGTTTTGATTGTTATCTCGCCTGTTGAAATTAGCTTCTTTAGTGCGGTACGAATTTGCATAACTGAAATAGTGCCGTGTCGCCCCGATAGTTCAGCAGACATATTTGCATAAGAAGAAATGAATTCTCCTTTCTTGATTTCGATACCTTGCCATTTTCTGTCTTTGTGATTTGCCCTTATTAGGCAGTGCATAAAAACAGCAAAAACATTTGGGTATTGATACCATTCCCAATCAGTTATCTTTCTGTGAATTTTAATCCATCCTTCGTTCATTGTTTAGTTTGGTTAGGTTTTGTTTTAGTTGTACCTTATATCCGTAGGTGATGTTATTTACGGTCTCAATAAAAGAGAGGTCATTGTTTTCAAATGCCTCTGTTAGAGCTGTTAAGATTTCGGTTCTTTTAATGGTCATGTTTGGTAAAGTTCGGACTCAATATAGCACACCTCGAATCGAATTGCAAGTAAAGTCTCGAAATCACACACCACTCCTATTCCCTGCAAAGACAATCGCTATGATGTGTGAATCCAAAACCTCTAAAAGAATGTAGCGTATTTTTTACCATTTGTCAATCCAAACTACCAGACCGTTCCACATCGTATATTTTAACTGTCTGGTTTTTGTTCTGGTGTTTGGGTAATTATCAGACCACCTCCGATAATCCAACCCTCAGCCTATCAAATGTTTTTCATTAAATCAAGAACATAATTTGTATACAACCTTTATAATAAATATGGAGACTGGCAAGGTGTTCCGCTTGCTATTTGTTTAAATCTGTGGTAAGGTGTCCGCAGATGAAAAACTCAACAAACTTCTTTGGAAAGGTAGACCCGAAAACTTGGGCAGTAAGACATGCTAAAACGATGAAGGTAGGAAACAAACCAATAAACAGATTCGTTAAGCCAGAAAAAGTTGAACAATATATTAAAAACAAGAAGTTCAATCACTTTGATTTAGTCGAACAGATAAAGATAGAAAAAGGAAAAAACGGAGGTTTGTATAAACTAACTTTTCAATTCAATGGATAAATATTCAATCCCAATTCTCGTCATTCTTGTCTGGTGCATTTTAATGTCATTCGTCATGTACCCAGTTTACAAAAGTTGTGTTCAAAGTAATAATGGAAACTGTATTTTTTATATTTTAACCACCCAAAATAGATGAGCATAAATCAAGAGATGCTTTCAAATTTTAAAGAGGAGCTAGATGAGGTTTCGGTTGTAGACCTTCCAGACGATTTGGAGTTTGCAAAAAACATTGCTAAACAGCTTGAGCCATCAAAAGCTCTCGAAGCAATAGAAGCATACACTTGGTATGTATCGTGTCGTACTAATGAAATCACAAAATGAAAATATATAAACTCGTTATCGGCATAGTAGTAGGATTTCTATTTGGGTTTGGAGCTTGCTTTCATATGAATCCACAAACCATAGACATTGAGGATTATCAACTTCTCAATCAAGATATGGTCGACAGACTTAAAGCAGAGAGTTGTGCAAAAGAAGTGAACGAAGTACGAAAAGAATTAGATGATAAGTTCAAACTTGCATGGAAAGAAAAAGAAGGGACTTGGAAGAATTTTGAGACCTGTGACAACCAACCTTTAGTTATCGAATCGAATGTAATTGAACTTTGTGACACGACAGAAAAAGATGAATACATTGTCGAGCTAGAAGATACGCTCGAAGAATGTGTAGATGCTAACGACTTATTGAGTACACAAGTTCAAAACTTTATGTACGAGGATAGGTAAAAACTTCTGCCTGTCCCTTGGGGTGCAGGCACAAGGGTTTATCCCCTTTCATAATTCCTAACCACCAATATTATGAAAAAAAAGTATATCGCTAAAGGCATCAACGGTGCCTACATCACCCGATGGGGATTCATCGGATACTCTCTACTCTGTATTCTTGCAGGATGGACAATCTGTTTAGGTTCATTCTTTATCGCTCAATACCTATGACAGTAAAAAAACCGTCACCAGAAAAAGTGATTGCAGAATTGCCTGCACACTTTTACACATCATGGTTGTTTTCAGAGAGTCTAATCAAACGAAGTTTCGCAGTAATGGGTCATTACATCATTGCATATCTTTGTGTCGTTGCAGTCCTTCTCGTTATAGGATTAACTTTCGCAGTTGTATTTGGAGTCGGAGAAGCAATCTTTGGATAATATGATAAACTTAAAAATCGTTCTCGGCTCTGCACTATTGATAGCTGGCTTCTGGCTACTTATAAACAGAAACGAAAACCTATCAGCAGAGCAGAGAGCTTTCTATGAATGTCATGACGAAGTAAACTCACGATACATAGGAGCACCAACGCTCGAAGAAATTAATATCTGTTTATCAGAAAAAAAATGACATATTTTATCATCACAACAACTTACTTATTTTTAACACTAATATGAAAAAGCTATTATTGCTTTCATTGGTAGCATTGCTACCACTTACAGTATCTGCTGTAGGGATAGCAGGACAACGGAGAGATGGAACTATTGACCCATCCTTTGTAACAAGGTCTGTCACATCGAAAACAACAATACTCGATTGTGGAGGAGGTCGTATGCGGAGTGTAAAAAATTACACTACGAAATGCATACAAAAAACGAAAGGAATTCTTCGTAACACAAGAGCAAGGAAGTCTAACATACTTACAAGCCAAGCTCCGCGTTATCGTATGACGAAGAAACCAACAGTCGCAAAATCTACAAAAAGAACTATCTCTATTGAAGCACAACGAGCTGTATACTGGAGAAACTTCTGGAAAGCTCGTAACAAATGAAAGAAACACTAATCGAAATCGGCACATTTATATTCGGGATATTACTATTTTTATTGTTCCTATTTATGCGAATCCTATGGGTAGGTGTCAGTTTTGCTTTTGCACTCGGATGTCTTTGGATTGTATGGCAATTCCTATCATGGATATTTTAATCACTAAATTATGAAAAAACTACTACTTATCGGTATCAGCTTAGGATTGATTGCGTTGTACGGGATGGCAAATGCCAGCTACGACCCATCACTCCAAAATAGAATTCAGTTTAATACAATGTTAAACACTTACCCAGAGTTGCGAGATGTGAATATTAGATTCGTTCCAGCTTTTGCAGAAAAACTTATGGTATGTGAAATTGTTGGAGACAAAAAGTGTTCAGTAAGAATATCATCTTACGAACTCGGAAACGATACATCTTACATACAGAAGAATATCATTCCGTTCAGTCTTCAATATAATGTTATGCACGAGACAGGACACCATGTTTATTTTGCAGTAATGGAACAATGGCAAAGAGACAAATGGGTTCGATTATGGAACGACCATCCGAACCATGTAAGTCCATACAGCAAACATTCTCCTTGGGAATCCTTTGCAGAGTGGTTCGCTGTCTACAAATACAACTTGAGAGACATAAACCAATACGGTACTTATGCTGGAGTAGAGATGGTATTTGATTCACCACAAGGAAAATTTATGGACACAATTTTTCCAAAATATCGTAGACCTAATTACATCATTAAATGAAAAAACTAATAAAAAAATCGGTTCTCATCCTCCTATTCTTAGGACTCCTTGCAGCTTTTTTCGCTGTCGGAAACGCAAACGCTTTCTTCTGGCAGAACGAACCAGAAATGACGAAGCAGGAAATCTATGAAAACGATGCTCAGACAAGAGAACTTTCTCGACAAATGTTTATACAGGCAACAACTAATGCTCTTAAATCTCAAAAAGAGTATGCCAAAGAAAAAGCAGGAACAGCTATTATCGAAGAAGATACCGTTGAGCTCGAAAGACTTACAAAAGTCATAGTAACATTGAACAAAGAAATTACTCAAGTGCAACAGCACACAAAGATAGCTTTTATGATGGCGAGACAGTAGGGATATTCGTTTCGCCACAACTCATAGATTCCACACCACACGAACAAGACCTTGTAGAATACGCTTGGAACATAAGCGGAGGAGATATGGATTTCCTATTGATGATAGAAGGAGAGGGACAGTGGTTCGACCCACTTAGGCAATCAAATCTCTATCTTCAAAAGAAAAATGGAAAAGTTGTAATCTGTAAAAAAGAAAATTGGTCAGCGGCTTGCAAGAGAGAACAATCGTTTGGACATTGTCAAGTCCATTCCTACTATCATCCAGAAATAACAAATGATAAAAGGTTTGAAGACTCATATTGGCAATTAGACCAGTGTTGGAATCTCTACAAAGGAGGCACAAAATTTTACGGAATAGCCAATAAACATAATTCTATAAAAAAATTCAAATGATATATGCCAGACTAGAGACAGAAGGGCAGGACAACATGTTCCGTGTTTGCTTCACTTGCACACAGGAAGAGTGGGGGGGACTTAAAAAAACTATTATGGAAAATCTTTCATTATGGAGAAAAGAAGGGTGGCATCATGGTTATAAAAAAAATACGAGACTTGCCCATCGCATGCACATGTATAATGTCCATCCGAAATACGGAATTTCTGGCTACTCCACAGACAACGCTCTTCACATAGTTAATAGACTTGGATTCACACCAGTTTCAGAAAAATTCTTTTATAAACAATAAACCAAATGAACCCACACGAACTAGCAAAACGAAATACGGAAATTGTAGCGATGCGAAAGCAGGGTCACAAACTACAATACATAGCTACCATCTATGAAGTATCGAGAGAGCGTGTCAGGCAAATCTGTTTGAACTTTCTACCAGAGGACATCGAACAAATCGAAGGACAAGCTATCGAATGGCTGAGACTTTCCGACAGGGTTCTCAACGCTCTCCATAGAAACGAAATCCATACAATCCCAACACTCCAATCAATAAAAAACTACGAAAGACTCAGTGGAATCAGAGGAGTAGGAGCGAAGGAAATCGTGAAAGCATTAAAAAAACATAAAGAATCAGGAAATACAAGTGGACTTGCTTGACTTTAGTGAAAAAATAACTATGATGAAATCATGAAAACAATGACAATCGGCAAAAAGCAATATGCTCAAGTCAAAGATAGACTAAAAGCATTTAGAGAAGAAAATCCGAAAGGAAAGATAGAAACTTCTTTCTCCGAACTTGGAGAAAATGTTGTACTAAAAGCTGAGATAACAAAAGAAGATGGCTCAGTAGCTACTGGTCAAGCGATGGGAAATCTCAAAGAGGTAAAGGCATTTGAGAAACTTGAATCAATAGCAGTTGGTAGAGCCTTGGCTCTTATGGGTTACTTGGCAGATGGAGAGATAGCTTCCTCTGATGAAATGGAGGAGTTTATCGAATATAAGAATACACAACGAATGGATGCGATTACCGCACTTCAAGATTGTAAAGACTTGGCAGAACTAAAAGTAGTCTTTATGAGTCTCGGAAATTTGATGGCAGATGTAGATGTAATTAAAGTAAAAAACGAACTTAAAACAACTCTCAAATGAAAATATTAGATATTCAGCAACGGTCAGACGAATGGTTTGATGCTCGTAAAGGTAAAATTACTGGAACGAAGCTCAAAGACATTGTAGTAAAAAGAGGAACAGGAAAGAAGATTGGTTATTACGAATTGATAGCTGACAGACTCTCAGTTCCAACAGATGAAGACCCAATGGCACGAGGAGTAAGACTTGAGGAAGAAGCTACAGCTCGATTTGAATTTGAAACTGAAAAGAAAGTAGAACAAGTCGGGATGTGTGTCCGAGATGATAACGATAAAATTGCAGTATCCCCAGATGGAGTTATTGAAAACAGAGGTGTTCACACAGAACACATTGAAATCAAGTGTCTTTCAAGTGCAAAACATCTTGAAGCATACTTTGAAAAGAAAATTCCATCTGAATACGAAATGCAAGTTTTGCAGAACTTCATTGTGAACGATGATTTAGAAACACTTTACTTCATATTCTACGACCCACGAATTCCAGCTTTGGATTTCCATGTGATAGAAGTGAAACGAGAAGACATAAAAGAAGACATCTTAAAATATCATGCTTATCAGGGAGAGGTTTTGAGAGAAATAGAAGAACTTACTATAAAATTAGCATTTTAAAATGAACATCGAACAAGAATACAAAGACCATATTGAATTATACACAACAGTAGCTACTGATTGTGCAGAAGCCGAAGCGAACTACAAAGATGTAGATTCTCAGGTAAAGACAAAGTTAGCTATTGCATATGCCAATACAGACTCTATTGGAAGCGATGGGAAAAGAGCATCAGCAAATACAAGAGAGATGCAAGCCAGATTCGACCCAGAGTTTATGGAATGGGAAAACGGAGTCAGAGAAGCAAACACAAAGTACATCAAGCTACGAGCCAGAAAGGATATTGGAGAAAAGCGAATAGATATGTACCGTTCCCTTCTTTCTATGGAGAAAGTAAGAGCTGGAATCTTATAAATGAAAAAACATACTAAAGTTTATATGAAAGCCTTTGGATATTATGAAGGAGATTATATCCCATCGGAAATATCTGGGCAACCTGCTGTGGATATTCACCATATTGAAAAGAGAGGAAAGGGGAAAGATGTTCCAGAACTTCTTATAGCATTAACAAGAGAAGAACACGAAAGAGCAGAACTCAGAAAGCAACCTTATTTAAGAGCAGAAGAATTGAAAGAAATACATAAAAGGTTTATGATAAAGAGGAATGAACGAATCTGACGAACAAATTTTGTTATCAGACACATTAGACCTAATGAAGATACCGCACTACTCATTGAGGAATGAGGAATCTATTAAATCAATGGGGTATTTGATGAAACGAAAACGTATGGGGTGGCGGTCGGGTCTCCCAGATTTAATGGTCATAATTCCCTCTGAGCGGTCTTATGTTGGCAGAACGCTACTCTTATTCATTGAGATGAAAAAAGCTCGTAGAAAGCTCCTGAGGGCTTCTGAGCGTGGGCAGAAAGGTGACATGGTGACTCAAAACTCTCCAACAGTAGAACAACTACAATTTATCGACCAAGTGAATGAAGTTTCTGATGTGCAAGGGTATATCGCACATGGTTGCTCTGAAGCGTTAGCTATTATCGACAGACTCATTGTCCACGACTGAGAGACAATCGCGACTTACATACTTAGAGAACATATTTTCAAATTGATTGTAAGGAAGCCATAAGACTCCTTTCGGGTTATCTCCCCATTCCATAAGTTCTGATTCTCGCATTTTAAATGCACCAACTGAACCGTCAGGACAAACCATCTTATCGTTCCACCCTGCGAAATACATAGCGTGTCCTCCGAGTATCGTGCCATTACCACCAATGAGAAATCCTGTCTTCATAGCATATCCGCTGTTTGTGTTTCTTTCTGCATCTACCCACTTCCAGTAAATACCACTCCGCACTGTTTCGTTTTTCAGTAACCAAACCTTTACACCCCGAATCGTGTCCTCATAGAATCGCAGTCTTCGATATTCTGTTTGTGGAAATCCTTGTGGAAACTTATGGAACTGTTTGTCTGCGTTCTGTACAGAATCTCCATATGCTCTGTCTGCTCCTGTTTCTTCTTGATGTTTCCATAAAACTTCCTCGTCTATTTCTACTGGTTTTTGGTGTTCGAGAGTATTCGTAACCGCTACACTTCCACCTTTAGAATACGCGGTGCAAGAGTTCAAACTTTGCTTCTTTGCTTTCCATCCAAGTTTCTCTGCCTTCTCATCTAAATAAAACTCCTTTGAAATCTTAACAGCCCCTGCGAAAGGATGCTGTTTTGCATCTAAATCTCGTGGGTCTGGTCTATCATAAGCTCCTATGATGTTTGCTTTTGATACATCAAAAAAATAATGATATGCTTCCAACCATCTACTTGGTGTAAGTAGAACGAATAGCCATGATGTTTCTTTAATCATACTTATTTTTTAAAAAGTCTCCCAGCAAGTTTTACTGGACTTGGCATGGTTTTAAGCCATTCACCGAGCAACTTAGCAACGGCTCGAAATCCCATAACTCCTGCAGCTGCGAGGAGAGATGTAACGGCTGCCTTGTCGAGTGTTCCCCCAACATCAATAATACCGAGTAAATCGGAAGTAAAGGTGAGAGCTGCTACTGAAAAGAATGTATATGCGGCACTTATAATGTACCGAATGAATTTCTGTTTTCGTGTTTCCATCTTTAGTGGATTAAAAACTATTTTACTTTAATGATTCCTTCGGCAATTAAACCTTCACGAATCACCTTGACGTCTGTTTTTATAATAGAGATGTTCCGACTGAATGATGTAATACGCTCTGTATTTGAGAGTATGTCTCGTTCCATATTTGCCCAAGCTATCGAGCCAGATATTAACATTCCTGCGAGTGCTACAATTAGTCCAATGTTGAACGTCTTGCTTAGATGCCATTCGGTTGTTGTATTGTTCATTGTTAAAAGTTGCAAGAAAAGAAAATCGTATCGTCTCCACCTCCTGCTGCATCTGGTAGTTCTACTGCGAATGCCTGAACACCTAACTGCGAATCATTGTGAAAAAAGTTTATAAAATGACCAGTATCTATGCTACAAATTGATGGATATGACCCAGATGTTGTATATCCAAGTGGAGCAACTGCAGTAGTAATAGCCCATGTACTTGTATCTACTTCAAAAACCTGTACTGAACCAGTAACACCAGTGCTTCTCCATACATTTATAAAATGATTAGAATCAACTTGTGTGCAACTATTCATTAAGCAGTTATCTGTATCAAATTCTAATACAGCACTAGCCGTTGTGATTGCCCACGTTGAAGTATTTATTTCAAATACTTGTGCAAATCCATCAGAATCAACTCCTTTCCAAAAATTTATAAAATGATTGCTGTCTATCTGATAGCAACTATTATATTGAGCTGTTTGAGTGTCAAATTCAAGCGAAGCTCCTGCTGTTGTAATAGCCCAAGTCGAAGTATTTACATCGAAAATTTGAACAAAGCCATCAGCACCAACACTAGCCCAAAAATCAATAAAATGATTTGAATCTACTTGAAAACAAGCATGGTATTCGCCCTCTTGAGTCTCGAATTCTAGTGAAGCGTTTGCTGTTGTCACTGCCCATGTTGAGGTGTTTACTTCAAAAATCTGTGCAAACCCATCACCATCAATGCCTCCCCAAAAATTTATAAAGTGGTTTGAATCTACTACGAAACTAGAGTTTTGAAGATTGTTTTGCGTATCAAACTCTAATACAGCACTAGCCGTTGTGATTGCCCACGTTGAAGTATTTATTTCAAATACTTGTGCAAATCCATCAGAATCAACTCCTTCATAGAAGTTTATAAAATGATTTGTATCAATCTGTAATGGACTATTCCATTCCATGTTCCCAGTTACTGTTAGAGAAGTAGCGGCAGTAGTAACAGCCCATGTAGAAGTATTAACTTCAAAAATCTGCACTTGTCCATCTGTGTCTTCCCAAAAGTTTATAAAGTGATTTTCATCAACAATATGACATCCATTATAAAATCCTTGTGCTCCAACCCCTAGCACTGCACCAGCCGTTGTAACTGCCCAATTAACAAGCGTTGTAAACTCCACCTCCGTCCCATAAGTAGTCGTTGGTGTCCCATCTGATGTAGTAGCAAATGGTCGTGCGTAGTACAGTGTCCCTTCTGTGAGTCCTGTAAATGATGATTCGTATTCTCCTTCCGTACCAGCTGTGGTGAACTTACTGTCTCCAGTAGTAGGAGCAGTAGTCTCTGCAACAACCCATCCTCTTTCTGTTATTGTGAATCCGTTATCTGTTAGTATGTTCCCATTCCCTGTGGCTGTTGTTTTTGTTACTGCTGTTACAGTAGCAGCTCCATCGAATGAAGGTGCTGTTACTTCTAGTGCTACCTCAAAAACCTGAGCCCATCCATCATCATCAACACCCTGATAAGAGTTTACAAAATGACTACTATCAATCTGGCAACAAGCATTACGTTTTCCTTGTTGTGTATCAAACTCTATAAAAGCAGATGCAGTTGTAACAGCCCATGTACTTGTATTAACTTCAAATGTTTGTACATATTCATCAGACTCAAAGCCCACCCAAAAGTTAATGAAATGATTAGAGTCAATTTGATAACAAGAGTTCCATTGGTCATTTTGTGTATCAAATTCTAATGTAGCTGCCGATGTTGTGATTGCCCAAGTAGAAGTGTTTATCTCCATAATCTGTACCAACCCATCGTAATCAGTCCCTTGAAAGAAATTTATAAAATGGTTCTCATCTACTTGCCAGCACTTATTAAATGCAGTCTGTCCATGATATTCAAAATCAGCACCAGCTGTTGTAACAACCCACGTAGAAGTATTAACTTCAAACACTTGTGAGTGTGCGGCATAATGGTCTGTTACCCATGCACCAGCCCAAAATAGTACAAAATGGTTTGAATCTATAATACTGCAGTCTGAATATGCGAATGTATCAGTGTCAAACTCTAATGATGCATCCGAGGTTGTTATGACCCACGTAGAAGTATTTACCTCGAAGACCTGTGCGAACCCATCCGAGTCTGTGCCAGACCAGAAGTTGATAAAGTGATTAGCGTCTATCTGGTAACAAGAGTTATATGTTCCACCAGATGCTTCATATTCAAGTGTATCAGCTGCTGTTGTAACCGCCCACGTGGAAGTATCAACCTCGAACATCTGACAAAATCCATTATAAGGAGCTCCATTCCAAAAGTTTATAAAATGATTATCATCTACCTTATAACACTCGCTCCATTCCCCAGACTGTGTGTCATACTCAAGTGGTGAATTTGCTGTTGTTATAGCCCACGTTGATGTATCTACCTCCATAACTTGTACGAAACCGTCATTATCAAAACCTTGCCAGAAGTTGATATAATGATTCGCATCAATATTCCAATTAGATTGAGATACTGCATTTTGTGTATCAAACTCAAACTTTGCTCCTGCCGTAGTTACTACATAAGGAATTCCTGTCGTAAAACTCTCCTCTGCCCCATACGCTGTTGTAGGTGTACCGTCAGTTGTTGTTACGAAAGGACGAGCGTAGTAAAGAGTGTTCTCTGTTAGTCCGTTAATATAGGTAACATAAGCCCCATCTGTTCCTGTAGTAGTAAATTTATCATCAGCCGTTGTTGGTGCTGTTGACGTACCTACTACCCAGCCTCTTTCTGTAATAGTAAACCCTTCGTCTGTAATAGTTGCGTTTCCTACTGCTGTTGTTGGGGTTACGTTTGTTGCTGAGATTGCGGAGAACGATGGTACTACTGGTGGAGATGGTATTGTCCCTATTACGGAGTATCCAGAAGCGGTGCTCCTTGCATATGAGATTGCGAACGAATATGCATCTAATTTTGAAACAGCTGTATAGTAAGTCGCACTTGTGTAAAACGCATACTCAGAACCCTTTGTAATAGTTGTCCCACTTACAGTTCCAACTATACCTGTTCCATCCTCTCCAGTAGCATCATCATTATATGTTGAAATAAATGTAGATGAATCCAATACTGCCACATCAATATACTTCGTGGTTGACGCATTTATTTCTACTTGAGTGCCCCAGCTAGATATTGTTGTTCCAGAAAATACACCAACAACAGCATATCCTTTGTTTGATGCCCCAGCATCAATATACGCAGCAACAACATGTGTTGAGTCTAATAATGAAAGAGCCACTCCATTACCGAGTGTGTCATTGTGAAATACCACAGCAGTCCCATAACTAATAGTTGTTGTGCTTACACTTCCTATGACAGCATATCCCTTATTTGAAACAAGAGGATTTTTATATGCAATCATAAAATGCGTAGAGTCCAATGTCTCTATTGCAAAATATGAAGCAGTATCAGCAAGAAACCTATTTGGTGTTCCATAACTGCTGATTGTCGTTCCTGACATAACTCCAACAACAGCATACCCATGACTAGAAGAACCACCATTCCTATACGCAACAACAAAATGAGTTGAGTCCAGTACGGATACTTGATTTTCATAGGTTGTGTCTGCATTAAAATCATTTACCGTACCATAGCTACTAATTGTGTTCCCAGAAACAAGTCCTATTCTTGCCTCTCCATGAGCACTAGAACCACCATTTTGATAGGTAACAATAAAGTGAGTCGAGTCTATTGCTGCGACTGAAATATAATTAGTGGTGTCGGCATTAAATTCATTTTCAGCTCCAAATGTTATCGTAGTGCCACTTATAGAACCAACCATTGCAGAGCCATGACTAGACCCAGCAACATCTTTCCAACAAACAACAAAGTGTGTTGAATCCAGTGCGGCTACAGACACATATGTTGATTCTCCAGACTGAAACGATGAAGCACCTCCATATGTAATCGCAATATCAGTCTTCACTGGAAATTTTGCTGTCTTTAGCCAGTTAACTGGTATCTTTTTTGTAATCACATTATCTTTCACTACTCCAAATGCACCAGATTCAGATTCGGTTGTATCCCACGCTTTAATCGGCTCGATAAAACTATTCTCTCCGAACTTAATCTTTTCTTTAATTTCTCCATTTGGTAAATCAAAATCAGAAACTGCGAAGCTAAACTCTAGGTATTCAGCTCCTTCTGGGATGTTGAGTGCTTCTAAAGAGTGTATCTCTACGAGCTTCTGAAAGTGTTTCTCGTTCCGTTCAATCGTAATTCCAATTCTGTCACCGTAAACATTGTTATATTTAGTTCCTTCTCGTTCCACACTGAGTGCTTCCTCCGTCATTTTACCGTCAAAATACATACCGAGTGGCTTGAGTGTAATCTTCTTGTCTCCATCTTCACAAGACCAACCATCAAGAACATTATCGTTCTCGTTTGCCCCCATCGTGTTGAGTATCTGTGCCTCAACAGCTTTGGCATCTTTCCCGAAAATATCTTTTGATTGTTTTGTCATTCTATGTGTGAATCATTAAATTGAAATACTTTGGCTCTGCCGATATGTGGAGCACGAACCCTTGTGTCGCACCATACCTCAAAACCTTCTTCTGTTGCCCTTTCGATAAACTCCATATCCTCTGACATTGTTCGTCTTTGAACATTGAGTTTCTTTGGGTCTTTAGTGAAGGTAGTGTCTCCGTACTCAAACGGTTTTCCTTCGTACTTGGCATATAGTTTTGCCAGCACTTCTGCTTTCACCATTGTACATCCCATACCACACCCTTCTACTTTAACGAGGTGACTTCCTGATGTATTCAGTTTATTCATATTCTTATAAATCTTCATTCCTTTTCCGTTCCCTTCCTCAACTGTCTCTGATGTAAACAAGCATAAATCATGCACTCCCTGTGCGTTTGGATTTCTTGTTGGGATTGGAGAACAAACAATATCTTTATCGTCCTCTAGGAACTTCTCAATCGTATCTTCGGGCGGTGGATTATCATCGTCTATAAATAGAACATGACTTGCCCCTCCTTCCAGTGCCATCTTTACGATAGCGTTACGAGCCATATCTGTACGCTGTCTCTCAACGATAGAAACCATACAGGGTACTGTCTTGTGCATTTTCAAAAGTGCCTCAACAGTCATTGCTGGAA